TCATTGGATCCATCAAAATACTTGACCTTGGGAAGTATGTCTTTGCGTATAAGATACGTACAGTGAACGACATCACACTTGATAAGCCCTCTGACCTCGCCGTTGAGGATACTGTAATACGCTGGGTTATCTTGATAGTACCCCTGCGGGCTGGTGATATTGTGGTAGTTGGCATATGGTATGTGCTCCTGTTTTCCTAATGCGTAGCGGATTAGGGGAGCCACTACTGGTTGCTTGTATGATACTAGTTTTTTGAGCGTATGTGGCATAACAAAATTGTCCACGTCACAGGTGTAGTAATAGTCCACACCCCACCACATAGCTTTGTCTATTCCTTCTTGCCGTAGTGCGGCTAATGCCTTAAACCTTGTTGGGTTCCACTCATGTACGCCGTAGTTCTGTACCGGTACGTCAATATCAGAGTCATCTATCTCAATAGAAGCCCAATCGTAATGTATCCAATCCTCATCATCTCTGCGCCCCAAAGTCTTTTGATCTTCTATCCACTCGTGCAGGATCTTTGCCGTGTTATCGTTGTTATTATTGGTGCGAAAGTATAGATAGACACGATCACGTGGATACTCTAGGCGATCTAAGTTCTGTTCCAGCCATGCTGGCAGGATCTTTTCCTTATCTTTTGCCAATATGTGTATTAAAATCTTGGGCTTTTGTAGCTCCATCAGTACCATCCTTTATCAAACTCATGCTTCAGGGCATAACATGCCTTGTTAGCGTAGCGACTTTTCAGATATTTAAGTCCCCATTTAATCTGTGTGTATGGGTTGGTCATGTAATCATTGGCGATCACTGCCATCTTATTAGCCGGTAGAGCTTGCGCTATGCCGTGTGCTCTGCCTTGTGTAGTCCTGCCACCACGGGCTCGTGGATTCCAATGGCTCTCCATTGTCCAAAGTGTCATCAAACATGAGACTTGGATCTCATCCATCTTGTACTTAGCCCGTGCGTAGGCTTGATAGTCCTTTACTCCTACTATGTGGGAGCGTACAGATAGGGCGTCAGCGGGCTTCAGAGGCGTGCTAAGAGCCGTGAACATACTTGCCCCTATTATCCCTATAGATAGCAGGACTAAGCCGTCTTTTCTAAATCTGTTAATGGGTTATCTCCATCTCTGCTGGCTTCAGCTTTCATCTTATCTTTCTTGTTATTAAGAAGAAATGACATGTCCAGCATGTCAGTATGAAACGACTTAGGCCGTTCCGCTTGTGGAATTACAGGTACGACTATACCCCTTGCGTCGGCTTTCTCCCTAATCCTCTCTTCCCATACTTGGACACGATCAGAGTATGGTCGTAAGCCTATAGCTCTCCTACGTTCAGAGGGTAGCGTGGCGGCGTAGATCCCGTAGTCCATGCTCGTCGCGTCACTCATGGCGTAGCTTAGGCATGCTCCATTAGCGAACAAAGGACACTCGTTACATACATCCATAGCGAATACCGCGTTAATGTAGAACTCATCTGCTTGTGCCTTGCCCGCGTTGCGTAACTTGCCAGCGTCAGGAAACCATAGCTCTGGATCATACTCGGCGCATGCCGGCTTGTCGTCGGGTTTAAGCGTCGCCATCCTCTCGCCTTTCCATGATAGATACAAGCGTGAGAGCCATAAACCCACCGACTACACACATGGCTAAAACTTCTAGGGCTAAATGTATAGTGCTCATTCTCTATCATCCATCTCAATATCTGAGACGACAGATAAATGGAGAGTCCTGCCCCCGCCTAAGTCTTTATCGTTCTTTAGATCGCTTAGTGCTTGATCGTATCCTGCTTGCCATGCTATCCGGATGGCTTCATGGAGCGCGTCAGTAGCTCGCTCTCCTAGTTTCTCTGTGAGTGTCTGTGTCATGCTGCCCATTCTCCTTGCTTCTCTATTGTTATGTCTAGTACCTTGAACTTATTTATCTCTAAACCATTCTCGCTTAGCCATGCTTCAGCTAATCTTTCCGCTTGTTCCTCATCATCAGCAGAAATTACTGTTGAGACGAGAAAGTAATCCATCATAAATTGTACGTTGTAATCGTTCATTTATTTAGTCCTCATTCTCTACTGTTACATCTGCCATATCAGAAAGCCAGCCAGCGTCTTGCTCGGCAATATAAAGGCGCGCCTTTTCGCGTGCCTCCTCCTGTGACTCTGCCTCTATGTTTGTGCCGTATTCAATAGATACTGTCACAATATATTCTTTCATTTAGTTACTCCCTCCTGTTTTGTATAGCCAATCAAAGTCCACCCCATTGGTGAGCCTATCTATCTCTCTGTTCGCATGGATAAACCTGGCTAGGTTCTCCACTGCTTCATCCTGTAACTCCGGATCTTGGAGCTGCTGGTAAAATAACTTCTCGCATAGGCGTGACTTAGCCTTCCAATAATCTAGGCGTCCATTACTCATACGGTTACTCCATCCTGGTCTATATTATTTTCTACGTTATAGCAAGCGCCGCATAAGGTTTCTTCTGCCGTGTATCCGTCGTCTAATTTATAGCCACATTCTAGGCATGTTCTAATTTGACTCATTATTTCCCCACCTTAATAGATCCGGTTAATAGGCCATTGACATGGCTTAGTGTCTCCATAGCTCCCTGGATATAGTCCGGCGTATGGCCGGACCATCCATTCTCCTGGATATCGCGCATAAACGCGACAATATAATCGTTGATCTGCTCGTTGGTCATGCCATCACCTCTACGTATTCTCTCGTGAATCTATCGTAAACCCTAACCTTGCCGCATAAGCATGCGTAATAAGCTGGTATATCGGTACATTCATATTTATGCTCGTGATTATTCATGCGAGCACCTTATATTTCATGTTGCGCCAATTGGTGACATGGTATCCCTGGTTAGTAGCCGGATCTCTAAAGCGTGAGTAACCCTCAAACTTTAGGACCTTAAACTCTCTACCATTCTGAAATATAATCGGATCGTCAAACTCTATGAGATCTCCGTTAGTAACCTTGCGGGTCGTTGTCTTAGTGAGCGCGGCCTTGCGGCAGTTGTCTCTCCATGCGTTAGCAAACTCCTTATCGGTAGGCGTCAATAGATCCAGCACCTTAGCGTTAGCGCCAAAGTACATAGGACCATCACTCTCGCCTAATTCCTTGCGGAATAGCTCTGCCCCGCGGCGTTGCGTGAGCGTGATAAGCGCGAACACCTTATCGGTATCGTTATCCTTAATAGCGGCGTAGTAGATCGTGTATCCACCATCCTTAGCCTTATTCCAGGCTAATACGTCCCAATTGTGGCGCTTATAGCCATCGTATTCTTTAAGCATGGCGTCTTCCACGCTCTCATTCATATGTAAGTACGTGCTATCCCATCCCATAATATATTCCTTCCATAGGTTGATCCGGTAGGTTTACCGGCCACTGCCCACGGTACTATGCCCGTGAGCAGTAGTCAATAACCTAGTTACTTATATGGCGTGAATGTTATATCCCAGCCGTGACCATTCCACCAAACCCCGCAACTAATAAACACAATTAGCGCGGCGAGACTTATCCAAAATAGAACGCGTACTAGCGTCCTGGTCCGGTAATAGGCGCGTGATCTCATCGTGGGTCACTCATCATAGACATGAGAGATACCGGGCGGACATAGTTAGCCGGCAAAGTAAACTCCCAATGACCTTCCGAGATCATGCCGCAAACCTTGCGCCTAATAGCTTCACAGTAGGCCTTAGCGAATGAATAGCGCCACGTCTCACTCTCACATGCTTGATACTCATAACACGCGATAGCGCCCAGGATCTTCGGCAGTGGAACGTCATAGATAGGCCGCCATGTATCGTCGGCAAGATCGTGCGGAATTAAACCGTTAGGGTCATCGTATCGTGCTTGTAGGCTTACCTTGTTAGCGTGCCAAAGTTCGCGCACGAGACTATCCTCATCCCCGCCGCGAATCTCCACGTAACGGGTACCGTATACGTCAGTAATTAGGTTTAGGCCTTGTGTAGGCCCGGCTTGATTAGAATCTAGATAGACATATGTCGTGTGTTGCGTGTCGTATAGCGTGGCCACGCTGGCCAATAGATCTAGCGTGTCAGTGTTTACCATGAACGCGCTCATGCGGCCACCGGCTTAAACGCGGCGCGTAGTGCCGGCGTGCCTAGTGCTTGATTATCCTTCTGGTACTGCTTAACTAGGGCCTTAGCCTTAGCTTCCGTAGTCTCTACGTTTACCCATTCTACGCCGGCAAGATCCGACATAATTAGGTGAACCTTAATTGACTTAGCCATTTTTAGATCCTTCCATGATCTGATCCGGTTATCTACCGGCCTATACGCTAGGGTAATCGGCCCTAGCGCATAAGTCAATAGTTAAGCGTTAGTGAGATCCATTAGGCGTGTCGGACTATCCTCAGCTATTGGATCGGTATCGCGTACGTCAAACACGTATCGCCACGTGAAAGTCATGCGCTCACTGCCGGCGCTATCGGTATACATGCCCAGAGGGACCAGGATAGCGCTTCCCTTGCTTCCCTTGCGTACGATTCTGCCGGCCTTGCGCCACTCATGGAATCCGGCGCAATTAGTGGCCGCCGGGTCCTGGCTTAGGATCATTAGACAATTATTAGGCGAGAATCGGCCCGCTAGTCTAAACGGGATCTCTAGGCCTTGATCTTCTAGGGCCGCGGCGGCGGCCTTTAATTCTTGAATAAAGGCCGTCTTCTGTTCCTTAGTGCGTGCCATGTTATGCCACCTTGCCATTCTGGGCCATGTAACGCTTATATTGTGCTAGTTGAAATTGTAGGCCTTTTAGTGTCGCGTTAGACTTACGGCCTATCTTAACCGGGTTGAATCTTGCCCATGAGAGAATATCGGTAAGGTGTAAACCCTTATCATCTTCCATGACCGCAATACGATCATCTAGCATGAGAAAATTATTATTAAAATACTTCTCATCTATCCCGGCAGCTTGTGCCAATTCCCTTAGTGACTTAGCCATTAATTCTCTCCCTTACACTTGCCAAATAATTGTTCAACCATGTCCATACTAGACTTGTTAGATAGCCATTCCTTGTAAATACGTGTCCATTCTTCACCGCTTGGATGATAAACGATACAATTACATGAGCTAGTTTCCATGCGCTTTACTGCTTCTAATTGTGCTTGAATCTGCTGATTCATATTCTTATCCTTTCAATATATCGGCCGTGTTACCGATAAGTGAAAGATACACGCGGGGAATCTTGCGTGTCAATAGCGACGCGCCGTGAATTGGGTCACACTTTACGCAAGGGTATCCGGGAGCTAGTCCGATCCTGGCATGGCTAGGGGTCCGGGGCATGGCCCGATTAGGGGTTAAATCTATAGTTGACTATCTACCCCGCACTAACGTAAACCGATCTTAAACGGGGATCAACGGCCGATTAAGGCCCCGGTATAGGGTTAAACCGCCGGCATTAGTACCGGTTTAACGGGTTAAAAAATATGGGGTATCTTCTATCTACCCACGGGCTAGAAATACTTTTGCCCCGCCATCCGATTATTTTGCGGGGTAACGACCCGCCCCTTTTTAACTTTTGCCCGTCCCCCTCCCTACTATCTACCAAAATATTTTTTATAAATATAGGCGTATAATACTGACTATAGAGTAGTGTGACTAACATCACACACCTCAATGCGGGATAAACCGAACTTATCCCGCCTTAGTATATATAG